TCAAAGTCTACATGTTCGAGCAGTAAATCCTCAACGCTGGATTGTGTTCTATAGATCTCATTGCTTTCATTAAGCAGCTCGCGCTCATCTGGTGATAGAAACCAATTCTTCTGGCCTTTTACATACATCGTCTCCTTAACCTCAGCCCAGAGCTGTTGCATGTCCACGCCATGATTAACGTCAATGTCTTTGACAGCGAGAACCCAGAATCTACGATTACCAGACGTGTCCGTCAAAAATTCTCGCGCGTTGACACTGGCGTAGAAAGCCGTACGTCTTTGATAAGTAGTAAATGCCCGGTCGTATGGCAATCTAAGCTCATCTGTCTTTGCCGTTACAAAGGCCTTGAGCTGATCTATATCTGACTTCTTAAAAGTGCTCTCAATCTCTCCTAGCTCAACGATCCAATGCGATACTGCGCGTTTCACGCTATCTTTGTCACTCGGATTTAATGTCGCTCCCTCTAATAGCCAGCCGCGGTCATAATCACAGAGTCGTTTAAACCATAAAGTCTTACCCAATCCCTGAGCGCCCTGGAGCACTAATATACCCTCTAATTCAACGCCATTCTCCTCGTATGCAGCGGCCAAGCATGAGATAAGCCATTTGCGCATAAGCATTTCTTTAAGCTGGTTACTATCGTGGGTGACTAAGCTGTTAAGGAATCGTTGCATCCTAGAATGTCCATCCCATGGCACCGAATCGATCCACTCCTTCACAGGATTATACTCACGTGCCAGGATCTTTAAGTAGTCCCTTACCTTGGTATGTGGGATCCCCATATTAATGCAGCGGTCCTCAATCTCAATGAGCGATGCCTCATCCTTCATGTCAGCGATAAATTTAGTGTTCGGTATGTCAATTTCCATGCGTTTCTTGATGACGTTATAGCGCACATCAACACCATGTGTTTGCAACACCCCGGATATATTATCCTTAGTGTTTAAGAAGCGTCCGCTTGCACTGCGCTGGAATTCGTGTTCCACAGCTAAGTCAAGTTTGTTAAGTGCTGGTATAAGCTCGCCTTCTACTACTTCTATGTCATCATTCTTATGGTCGTTGTAGTCACCTTTGCTCTGCGGCATAAGGACCTCAGCTAATCCCTTTTGTTTTAAGATAATCTGGCAGGCTTTCGTTGCTTCCTTCTCACCTGTTTTACTATCATCATTGTCTGCTATAAATACATGTTTTTTATCGGCAAAAAATCCGAACATCACCTCTGCAACAGGCGATAAGTTATAGGCATCAAATGCCACGATGACTGGCTGCGAGAAGTCAGAAAATATAGATGCTGCTGTTGCATAGCCTTCTGCATAGTTAATTATGGTTGCGGTTTTTAAGATCTCTTTACCCAGGATAAAAAAGCTACCGCTTTTTTTAGAACCAGTAAGAAATAACTTCCTGCCGTCTTCATTAATGTATTGCAAACCCACAATCATCATCTGCTTATCATATAAAGGTATAACTAATTGCCCAGATGAATTAACTCTAAGGCCGTATGACAAGACCTTTTTCTTTTCTAAGTAAGAGTGTTTCTCACAAGGTATGGCTTCTTCCCACAGGGCCTGTGCTCTTTGTGCAGCCTTAGAATACTTCTCTGCCTGCTTAACCTCTGCTTCCTTTTGTAATTGTGCTATTTCTGCTTTTTGTTCTTTAGTAACCTTCATTCTTTTCTGGTTTTCCGGCTTCCAGATAGCAGTAGGCTGGTCAGCTGAGATTCGATAGTCACCCAATCGTCCGAATGGGACTGATTGATCTATCCACAGCTGATACCAACCTACTAACTTTCGTTGACCACCGACATTGATGAAGGCTCGACCTATTGAGCCATCGATGACCAAACCCTTCTTGGGTTCGGGTTCTAAACCATTATCGTTTAGAAATTTTAGAAATTCGTATTGGTAATCTGTTGTAAAAGGCTTGTCAAAATTCTTGGTAGTAGGTCTAGTAATTTTTAGGGACATCAATCTCTCTGTTTTTATTTATTGCACTTTTTGTAAAAGTGTATAGAATATAGCACATTATTATTAAAATTAGCAATCATTAATAGGAGTATATTTATGAGCTTAAAAATTACCGAAGGTGGTGAGTACGAAAAATTAGAAGTCGGACTTTACCAGGGTACATGTTACCAAATTGTTGACATGGGAACCACAGAACAAGAATATGAAGGTCAGAAATCTAAAAAACTTAGAGTACAACTTACTTTTGAAATTAGTAAATCATTAGATATAGATGGCCGTGAAAATACACAAGATCAAGCCAGAGAAATAAAAATGAGTGACGGCAGGCCCTTTGTAGTATCTGCATTATATACAGCATCTTTATTTGAGTCAGCTGCATTAAGAAAACACTTAGTATCATGGCGTGGTAGACAGTTTACAGAAGAAGAATTAGCCGGGTTTGATATAGATAAATTATTAGGTTGCACAGCTAATGTAGAAGTTGGCTTAACTAAAGGCGGCAATCCAAAGATAGTAGGTTTGTATAAACCCGATGGTGGTGTGCAAGTAGTGCCAACAGTAAATGAAACCAGAGCTTTTAATCTTGATGATTACTGTAAAGAGTGGACTGGTGATATGTCGGATGAAAGCAAAAGAATGTGTGACATATTTGAATCGCTACCAATGTGGATGCAAACAGATATTGAAAGCAGCTTTGAATTACAAGCAGCAAAAAGAAAAGGTGAGGCTGCTGGGGTAAAACCAGCTGTTAGTGACGACATGACCAACTTAGCAGATTTAGCAACTGAAGCCGAACAAAGCAATACACCAAACTTTGACGACAATCAAATCACTGAGGATAAAATTCCTTTTTAATTTCACCCGCAGGAGGCTTTTTCTCCGATCTCACAATTAATTAAGAGTCTCCTGCACCTTTACCAGATAGATGATGAAGAACTTTATAAGCAGCTTGTGGAACGATTTTTTAGAATGGTCTTTCAAGCGCACAGCAGAAAAAATGTCCAGGAGAAATAAATGAGTGATCCAGTAAACCCAGACCATTACAAACAAGGCGATATAGAATGTATAGAAGCAATCAAAGCATCTATGTATCCAGCGCAATTTGAAGGCTACTTAAAAGGTAATATTTTAAAATATGTATGGCGCTATGAAATGAAGAAGGGCCTGCAAGATTTACTTAAAGCGCAATGGTACATGAATAGACTAATAGTAGAAGAACAAAGTAAGCCAGAACAATTACAGGAGTTACAAGATGGATTTTAAACCCGGAGTATATGAAGACGTACCTTATGAAGTGTATGCAGAGATCCCAGCATTTAGATCTCACGATCTTACAGCTGCGCTAAAATGTGCTTATAACTGGAAGCACAGCAAAGGTTTTGCACCATCGCCAGCGCTATTAGAGGGCAGAGTCCAGCACACCGTATTCCTGGAGCATCATAAGTTTGATGAAGAGTTTGTGATCCAGCCACCCATAGATAGAAGAACCAAAGTGGGTAAGGCCGAGTATGAAGACTTTTTAACTACAGTTGAAGGCCGCACACCAATCACCCAGGATCTATATGACATCTGCATGGAACGCAGAGA